ATATCTTCCCGCACCAGACATAGCGTGGAGTCAAGATGAATGGGATTTATGGAGAAGTTTTTTATACCACGAAATAGGACATAACGTACCAGAAATGAAAGACGCAATGGACTACGTAAAAGAAAATGGATTAGATACCAACACTCCATTTGGATTTGCTCTTAATGTATTGGAAGATTACAGACAAGAGAGATTTGGTTATGACCAATATGAGGGAAAGAAACAGATAATGGCTAGAGGTAGAGAAATATTTGCAAAACAACATAGGAATAGCAAGTTGTGGTCATTAGCGGGTGGGGATATTATGCCTGATATGTTTCGTTCTCTTTACCTTTGGGATATGGATTGCCGTGATGATTTTATGCCAAACATTAGACCTTACACTTTACAAGCTCTTAGTGTATGTCCTAAAGAGGTAGCAGACTATGTTAAAAAGTTAGAGAAAGGTGGGTATAAAGAAAAACTTAATGCTGTTGTAACTTTCAAAGACGAAATGAAACTACTATATGACATTTTAGAAAATGTTTATGGATTAAAACCAGAAGATGAAAAAAAGAAATCAGAAAAGAAAAAAGCTACAGAGGGCAAAGGTTCAAGTTCAGACGAAAAAAAGGAAACAGATGAAAAGTCTAAACAAAAAGACGGAGTTATAGATTGGAGTGAGTTGTTAATGCACAAACACGAAGAAGATACAAGAGAACAAAAGACAAGCTATAACAAAACACATATAAACTATGACAATATGACAGACGGAACATACCAACCTTACCAAGATAATGAAATTTCAGTAGTAGATTATCATAATAAAAAAATAATTAATAACAAAAAGATATGTTATGATAATGACACACTATTAAATTATGGTGGTAGCAGTTACAAAGATATTTATGATGTATGTGAGGGTACAGGACTTAGTAGGAAAGTAGCAAGATTATTACAGATACAGTCAAGAGATAAATACAGCTATGGAAAGAAGAAAGGAACATTACACAGTAAAAACTTATATCGTGCGGGCATGAAAGATGCACATGGGTTTAATAAGAGAGTGTTTAAACAGCGTGAACGCAACGACTGTTTAGACGTAAGCGTTACAGTATTGGGAGACTGCTCTGGCTCTATGGGTGGTAGTAAATTTTCTAATATGGGTAAGTCTATGGTTCTATTAGGTAGAGTTCTAGGAGACTTAAACATAAACCACGAATTAGTAGGGTTTACAGACACTTACACTCAACTTATGTATCTTTATAAACCTTACAACGTGAGTAAGGTAAACAGCACTACTCTAGCTGATAGGATAAGAGCCTCGTGTCAAATTATGTCTGGTAATGCTGATGCTGATTCTATTCTCTGGTGTGTTAAAAGAATTAAAGAACAAAATACAAAGAGAAAAATAATAATTGTTTTATCAGACGGCTGTCCTTGTGGTGGTAAATCGGGGTGGTCGCAACCAGAGGTACTTAGAGCAGTAACAAACAGGATAGAAAAAAGTAGAGACTTAGAAATATATGGTATTGGAATAGAAGATGATAACGTACAACATTTTTACAGAGATAACAAAGTAATACACAACTGTTCACAACTAGAAGATGCGTTGCTTTCAGTTATCAAAACTAAAATCATAGGATAAGGAGAGAGATATGCCTAGCACTAGCGTTAGTGAAATGGAAAACTCAATAATGGGTGGTGTAGTTGATGAAATGCTTAAAGAAGTTGAGGAAACTGAGAACTCAGAGAAAGAGGATTTAAGAGATAAACCTTTCTTTTTAGATAAATCACCTAGTAAGCAGTCTTTTAATAAGGGGTGTAGAGAAGTGTTTGGTGTTAGTATTCCTAAAGGATTACCAAACGTACCTGTTACAGTTTTCAAGAAAGAAGATTGGAGCAAAGAGATGCAGTCTCACATACCAGAGATAGACAAGAACTACCAATTCCAAGTTAAAGAGTTAATAGAATTAATAGTAGGTCTTGAGTTAAAAGATAATGTCTGGATTTCTGGTGCAACAGGTAGTGGAAAGTCAAGTCTTGTAGAACAAGTTTGTGCTTATACTAACAGACCTTTCGCTAGAATAAATGGTAGAGGAGATATGGAAAGTGGTGCTATCTTTGGACAGTATGTTTTAGAGAACGGCAAAACTATTTGGAAAGACGGAGTATGTACCGAAGCAGTAAAGAATGGTATGGTTTACTGTCAAGATGAACCAACAGTATTACCGCCAGAAATTGCTATGGGTTATCAATGGCTACTTGAAAATGGTGGGAAGTTAATGCTAACGGATAAAGCGGGAGACACTAAAGACAAGTTAGTTACTCCTCATAAACATTTCAGATTCGTATGTTGTGATAATACTAAAGGAATGGGAGATGATACAGGCTCATTTGCGGGTACTAACATATGGAATACAGCAACATTGGATAGGTTTTCTACCTCAATACAATTAGATTATCTACCCAAACAAAAAGAAGTTGAAATAGTAAAAGCTAAAGTTGACAACATTACAGATAAACTAGCAGAGTATATGGTACAATTTGCGGGGTTAGTTAGAACAGCTTACGCACAAGGTAATGTATCTTTTACTATGTCTCCAAGAACATTACTGTCTTGGGGAGAAAAAGCAGTATATTACAAGAGTATAAAACAGGCTCTTAAAGTTGCCTATTACTCAAAGCTACCTAACGATTCAGAAAAGGTTGCGATAGAAGAAATGTATGCTACTGTTTTTGCGGAAAGGTTTAATAAATAATGATAAGGAGAACGAAATGCGTTGCAAAAGTTGTGATAGCATATTATCTCCTAATGAAATCATTTGGAGAGAGGAGATTAAAGACCATGAAGAACTTTGTAGAAAGTGTAGGGAACTTATATCATCACAATGTCCAGATAGCGATACAATTTATAGTCAGGACATTAAAGACAGTTATGATGAAGCTATAAATAGTTTAATAGAAGATTATGATGATGAGAATTATTCTCAATTACTAAATTTAGATAAAGGAGAAAGTGATGAGCATTAAAAGAGGTATTAAAAGCGGAGACTTAGTTTATATTAGTGCTATTTCAACTGATGATGTACTTTATCAATATGGGGGAAAAAGACCTGTTGGTAGTTATCTTAGTGAATCTGAATATAAACATACTTCTTTAGTTGGAATGATAGGTAAGTTACGAGCTTATAGAGAACCAGAGGGCAAACACAACAAGTCTGGTGTTACTAAAGCAATAGTTAGTCTTAGTTTACCAGAAAATTTCTTTGAGTTTGATGAGGATAATAAGCCTACATATTGGAATAGACATTATAAACTGTCAGAAAATAAAGGAGTTAAAACAAAAAGTTTTGATGTGCTGTTCGCAACAGGTGTAAAACTAGAACTCGTAAGTGTACTGCCTAGCGACTTACGATATGGAGTAGGTAATACAGAGCTAATATCAGAGTATGTTAGACCGACAGATATGGATAAGGAAGTTTACTCTTGTGCAGAACACGACTTTACGCCTATGAGTTTCCAGAGTGAGTGATAGATTAAAGAGAAGCGAGTTTATACCATACGCACCTAAAGATAGGGGTGTGCAGATACACATACACCATTGTAAACAAGGTCATAATAATGACCGATTATATATAAGGAGAAATGAAGATGAATCAGTCGTTGCTTATTGCCACCATTGTGGCAAATCTGGCTATTCTTTTTCTGACAATTTACAGATTAGAACAGCTAAAGAAGTTCACCAACAGACTTGGAGACATGGTGAACCTAGCATTGAATCAAGTAATACAAGTGGACAGCAAGACCTCAGAAAAACTTGGGATAAAAAAGACAGAGCTTACGAGAGATATAGAGCAACTTATAAAGAACAACCCTTTCTGATTAAAAACCTTATTAATCAAGACCTTATAGATAAGTATGAAATTAAGGTAATAGGAGATAGGATTTATTTTCCAATTTTTGACCAAGCTGGTAAGAATTTGAAAGTTGTCTTAGGTAGAGGAGAGAATCCTAAGTGGTTGGTTGAGTGGTTATCTAAGGACAAAACCTATTCCCCAATAGGTAGTGGAGACACCTGTGTAATAGTGGAAGATGTTGTGTCTGCTATAAGAATAGCCGAATGTGGGTATTCAGCATTACCATGTTTGAGTAGCTCATTAAGAGATTGTCTCTTGCCACAGCTTGAAAAATATGGTACAATAGTAGTGTGGTTAGATAATGATAATTCTCAAGTATTATCTAATACACTAAAGATTAAAAACAAAATCAATTTAATAAATGATAACGTCTGGATATGTAAAAGTAAGCAACCCAAAGACATGAGTGATTTAGATATATTAGAAGTATTAAATGAATATAAAAAATAAAATACTGCAAATTGTAAGAACTCCTCTTTTCAAACAAAGAGTAGTTAAAGACAAGACCAAATATGATAGAAAAGTAAAAAATAAAAAGGCAGAAAAACAATGGAATTAGATATATTATTATTATTATCTTATAAAGATAATTATTATAAGTATAATAAATATATAAAAGATTATACTTTAACTAGCGAATGTAATACTATATTAAAAGATATGGATTATTATTATACCAAGAACCCAACCTATACTACTATCAAGTGGAAAGATTTTTCAACTTGGTTTAGTGCTGTAAAGCACTCCTCTTGGAATGAGGAAAAGGTAAAAACCTACCAGATTATATTTAAAAAGCTAGATAAAAAATCCTCTGGAGATTTACCAAATGAGGAGATTGTAAAACATTTTGTTACTATGGATTACGCTACAAGAATTTTTAATGAGGTAGCAAAGGTAGCAGAGGGGTTGTCAAACGACATGACTCCTGTATATGATTTAGTTTCAGAACACCAAACAGCTATGCCGTTGGTTGACGAAGATACATCACTACTTACAGATGAAAACCTAGAAGATTACCTGTTAGATGCTAGTAAAAAATCTGGTTACTCATGGAGACTAGAGTGTTTAAACGACTCCATAGGAAAGACAGGTGTGGGAGATTTAATTTGTATTGGTGGCAGACCAGACTCAGGTAAGACTACGTTACTAGCAAGCGAAGCTACATACCGAGCGAGTATGATGCCAAAGGGAAAGCACGTTCTTTGGATTAACAACGAAGAAAGAGGACAGAAAGTAAGGTTACGACAGATACAGTCTGCTTTAAAGAAATCCAAAGACGAGGTATTTCAAAATGTACCTAAAGCAGTAGAGGAGTATCAAGATAGGGTTGGCGGTAAGGATAGAATAATTATAAAAGACTCTGCAAGTATCAATGTGGCAGAGGTAGAAAAACTTATAAAGGAGTACCCGCCAGATTTAATAATAATAGACCAACTCAGTAAGCTAGTTAGTTCTAAAAGTAAAAACTATAATGAAGCTCAAAGAATACAAGCTCTAGGAGAACAAGCTAGACAATGGGCAAAAGAACATTGTACTGTTATCTTTACTATATGGGCAGACGGAACAGCAGAGGGAGAGAAGTGGATAGAAATGAATCAGTTATATGGAAGTAAGACAGGAGTTCAAGGAGAGTGTGATGCTATCATTACCATAGGTAGGAGTAACGAGGAGACTGTTGCCGATAGGAACAAAAGGTATATATACATACCAAAGAATAAGATATGTGGGGGAGATTCCCTATTGATTAATGGTAAGTTTGATGTTACAATAGAACCTATTAAAGCGAGATTTAATAATGGATAAAAATTATTATGTACTTGATGTAGAAACTACTGTTAATAATACTAGCAAGGATAAGAAAAAATGTGGTCTTGCTAGTCCGTTCCATGAGGACAATAGGATAGTAGCGTATGGTATAAAAACACCAGACGTTATAGCACCTATCTTATTTTATGAGAGAGAAGCACCAATAGAGTACATAAGATTAAGACGTAGCGGTAGGTTTATAAAAGGTATGGAAGAACCAAAAGGATATAAAGACCAAAAGAAGTGGGATTGGGCTGATAAATTTATAAAGTCTGCTTCTAAATGTCCAATAGTAGTAGGTCATAATATAGCGTTTGATATAAATTATATACTTAGAAACGCCACAGCTAACGAACAGATAAATACTTTAAAACAAGGAATTATAGACAACAAAGTTTTAGTTTGGGATTCCATGTTAGTAGAATATATCCTTAGTGGTCAGTCGTGGAAGTACCCCTCACTTGATGATGTGTGTAAAAAGTATGAGTTACCTGTAAAAGATGATGAAGTTAAAACGCTTTGGCAAGCGGGTTATAAGACAGAAGATATAAATAAAGACATACTATTACCCTACTTAGAACATGATGTAGAAGTTACAGAGCAAGTATTTTTAAAACAACTTAGACAGGTAGATGAAAAAGGTTTGAAATCAATAGTATTTGATGAGCTTAGAGCTAGAATGGCTACTATACTTGCAGAGCATAATGGAATGGCGTTTGATGAAACTCACGCTTTTAGGCTACATAAGATGTTAGACGGAGAAGTAGAAGAAATTGAATCTAATTTACTAGAGTTTTTATTTGGACATAATGATATAAAAAAATATAGCAAAGAGTTTGAGGATAGTATTAACTTTGGCTCACATGACCAAGTATCTGCTATGCTTTTTGGTGGAGTGTTAAAGTGGAAAGAAGC